ATTTGGACCAACAACATTTACAGTTGCAATTATTTCTCTATAAGAATCTGCATCGTTAAAGTCAACTAAACCTGCAGGTCTTTCTTTTAGGCCCCAAGAAATCTTTTGGTATAAACGGTGAAAAGGTGTTGGTTGGAAAATCTCTACACGAGGGTTACCACTAACTCTGTCATAGAATCTAGTTGCACGTCCTTGTGCTACTAAATCCTCTATCCCCTGTAAACCTTTTCCAGTTGTGCGTGTAAGAGTACCGCCACCTTGACCAATTTCCATTAACTTTGCAAAATACTTGTCGTTTTCTGCAAGGGATGCGTAATTAGCAAGAGCATCATCTATAACTGCTGGGTTATCATTAAGAAATGGAAGCATTCCTGAGCCATCTGGGGCAGAAAACAGTTTCCACTCATCAACAGATGATAAATCTCCACGAGCAGTCTCTAGTGCGTCTGTAATGTAGCGACGAGATAAACGTAGTTCATCCATAGCTACAGGATCTGCTAAAGCAGAACGCAAAATAAGTGCCGTCTCGTCAATATCTACAGAATCACCTAGCAAGTGTGCAAGTAATCCTGGATTAGATGAAGACCTAACCATTGGATGGCTAATAGCATAGGCAGAATCGTTAGCAGTAAAGTCATCTAATACCTTAGTAAAGCGATTTGCTTCACCGTATTGTGCTTTTGTGATGTCTTCTGCTGCTCTTGCTACATCATCTGCTGTTGATAGTTTACCAACACCTACATCGGATGCCTTTAATACCTTGATACCCTTACCGGCTGCAAGGGTTACGTCTCCAATTAACTGAATACCTACATCGAAAGTACCTGATAATGCTTTACCCCAAGCACTGTTCTTAAATGCTTGTTCGCGTTGCTTTGGATCGTAGATGTTAAACTTTGGGTCATAAATGTTTCTATAAAAACCAACGCTTGCTTGGCCAAATGAAATATCTTCAGCACCTGTAGCAGCCTTGCGCCATACTTTAGGATCAAAATAACCTGTAAGTGGTTCACGACCCGATATGATGTCACCTTGTACTAAAGCAACAGTAGTTAATGGTTCACGGATGTAGTCACGGTTAACTTGGTTAATACGCTCAAGGGCTGGTGCAACACCAGGCACCTTCATAATTGCACCACCTGCAGATGCAAATGGCTTAACAATATCTCCACCCTGCTTTGAGGCAGCGGTTTTGAATGGTTGAATAAAGCCATTGTACTGTGCCTGGTCATTCCAAGGAGCAGTACCTACATCCCACGCAAAGCGTGCAACTCCAGCGCCTGCTCCTACTACTTCTTGGCCAAACTTAAAAGCATTTTTAACAGTAGTTGAAGCTACATCACCGATTCGGTTCCATATCTTTTGTGTTTCCATACTATAGCGAGTCTCTTAACTGTCTAATAGCTCTGCGTGTTTCTGGAGACGTGTTTTCTAAACCTGAGATGTATGAAAGAACTGGAACATAGGATTGAATATTGGCATTAAAATTTGTGTAATCATCTGGTTGATTAACCATCAAAGCGTCAGATCCTGGACCTGCGCCCTGGTCAATACCTGCAGTTACTGGCTCGTTTGGACGCTCAGTTGGTGCATAAAGTGATGTTACTGGTGGACGAGTATCTGCAGTCTTGGCTAGCGGAGCGCCAGACTTAATAGCCTGTGTCTCAACGCCTTCGCCGTATGAAGTGGAACCCAACTCTAACTTGTCAGTACGAACTGCGTACTTACCTGGACCTGATACGCCTGCTTTTGGGTTCATAGGTGCAGTTGTCATTTGTCCTCCTGTAGTTTTTCTAAATCTGCTGTCATATCTTCCCAAGCCCTGTTGGTTTGAGTAAGATGATTTGATTGATAAATTGCTAACTCCATTATCTCACCTGTTAAGGTTTCGATAGATGATGCAATGTTGTGTATAAAGCCTACGCCTACAACAACAAAGTCAAGAAAGCGTACTGGACGAGGAATGTATTTATCATCTTTCATCGCCCAGTACACCTTCCATTAAAAAGTTATTATCCCTTTTTTACTGCGTTGCCACGACGGCCTGCTGGCATCATTGATGGAACTACCTTGCCACCTGCTGGCTTAGATGTGTCCTTCTTGCCTTCGACTGGCTTTGACATTGGCGCTGCTGCGCGAGATCCCTTGTTCATATTACACCTCCTCTGCTTAAGCTGCGCCGGTGATACCAGCGAGTAGTTGGGCTATATCGGGTTTTTGACCAGCAGCAGGGGCCATACCACCTTGTTCTTGTGGAGGTTGCGCTGAGGCTGGGGCGGGGGCCGCACCTGCCGCTGGAAGTTGTTGTTCCATACCTGGTGCCATAGGTGGCATCTCTTGGGCTGGAGGTTGTGGTGGTGGTGCAAACGCTTTCTCAATAACTGATTCTAGCGATTGGCCCTTTTGCCGACCTTGGATAACAGTTGCAATGCGGGAGATAATCTCACTAGGGTCCTGGCCTTGCGCTGCAAGGGACGGAATGGCTTGAGCATACTGAGCAACAGCCACGCGCAAAGAATCGCGCATTTCTTCGATATCAACACGTTGTTCCTCCTGCGTAACATTCAAGTCCATAGGAATCTCACGACGTACATAGTCACGAGATACGAGCTTGTCTGAGCGCATTTGTAGTAAAGCAATGATGGCACGGTTTGGGTCCATACCAGACATAATTCCATAGCGTACATCTACGCCGTACTCACCCTTAATGTCACGAGATGGTGTGTACTTTAGAATGTAAGGTGTTCCGTCATCTGTTCCCTTGATGGTCTTTGGAATACCACCAAATACTTTCTCATCTGCTTCAAAGCAAATAGAGATAAGTTCTTGGAACATACGAGCAAACTGTGCTTGTGCTGACTTGATCTGTGTATCAAAGCCAGCCTGTAGTGCCTGTACACCGCGACCAGTTACTACTGATGCGTCGATGTTACCTGAACGAGACTCTGGGTAACGAGAACCAAGGCGTAGTTCACGCTCTAGTACACCTGATTCTTGGAAGACTCCAGGTGGTAGTTCTAGTGGAACGCGACGAATACCTTGTGGGTTAGCAGAACGCATAATTGAATCTGGACCAAGAGCAAGTTCTTGCACATCTTGTGGGATAGCAATAGGTGCTTGGATAGACTTTTCTGCTGCTTGGATCTGCAAAATTGCAAAACGAGCACGAGCTAACTGTACAGATAGAACATCATCAAACTGTCCACGTGCTTCTCCATCAAGAGATGAACGCATTACGACAGAACCCATTGGCTTACCTAGGATGTTAGGTGTACGAGATAGAACAAGATTCTTACGCTCTGGTAGATAGAGCAGATCTTGGTCCTTGTCGTGGTATTTGACCATTGAGATATAAGGAGAAGAAAGAGCGTACTGGTTCTTACCTAGGATTAAATCGTAATACTCTGGGTACTGTGCAGCTAGTGTCTCTGCATCAGTAACGATAACCTGAGTAACAGACAACATACGTCCATAACGATCTAGCTCTGGATAGGTACCGAATGGGTTGAGCATACGGATACGAGGATTGTTGTCATCGAAATCCATTTCAACCATACCAATACCAAGACCGTAGGTGTTATACCAGTCTGCTGCTGTGTACATCTGCAGTTGTAGGTCAGAGTTTGTTACATAAAAGTTTGCAATACGAGTTCTAGTATCTGCGCCCTTGCGTGCTGTATCTGAAACCATATTGGTTGCTGAACAGTTAAAGGATGGCAGTGGTGCCATTGCTTCTGCTAAGTCACGTGCTGCTACGTCAATGAAGTTTGCAACCAGAGGCTTTGGGTATTCCTCTGAGAACATCGCAGGGTATACCTTAGAGATATCTCCCTGACGCACCGAGAGCACATCACGCATACGTTGATCTCGCGCTGATGAGCGAGTACGTAAGCGTGCGAGCTTAGCGTCTACTTCTTTGACTGATAACAATTGATGTCCTTAAATTATTTAGTAAATTGTTTTCTTGGGCTTTACTGGCACGGAGAAAATTCCACCAACACGTTTGGTTTCTATAGGTGCTCTTTTTGTAACCTTTGGTTTTTCAGCAGAAGCCTTAGATACCGTCTTGGTTGCTGTGCTTTTAGTCAATCCTGGATACTTCTTAGAGATGGCCTTCTTTGCGTCCATCTCAGCCTTCTTTACACCAGCAGGTGAGACGCGACGTTGTAGCGCCTCTACTGCTGCTGGTCCTGTAAGTGGTTTAGACAATAGTTGTCTTGTTCTAGGCTTAGCACCTACAACTTTAGGCATAGGAGTTTTAACTCCCTTTGATGGAGCACGAGAAACTGTTGGCTTCTTAGGCGCAGGCTTCTTCATCTGTGGCATTACTTCTTACCAGCCTTCTTAGTCATTTTAACTGTAGGTCCTGCTTTTGGCTTACGAGTTAAGGTTGCAGCTGACTTCTTAGTAATCTTAACTGCAGCCTTCTTAGTTGTAGACTTATCTTTAATAATTTCTGCTGGCTTAATCAATCTAACGTTATATGGTTTTGTATCTGATCCATTTGAAACTTTCTTAGATGCAGGCTTTGGCTTTGCATACATTTTTTCTGCTGCTTTAGCTGCCTTCTGAACTACGGCTGAATCAACCTTGTACTTGCGACCTGCTGAATAAATAACGCTCTTGATGTTAGCGCGATCCTTTTGTGTTTCAGCTGTATCCATAGCAGCACTTACTACATCTTGAAACTTGTCTTTTCCTGTTTTGCTGTAAGCACTAGGAACGAAGTTGCTAGCGCCTTGACCTTTAGATAGAACACCTTTTGGTCTTTTTGGTAGAGCTGCCATTACTTCTTACCAGCTTTCTTACCTACTGTACGCTTGACTGCAGTTGACTTCTTAGCAATTGGTTGCATCTTTTGTGCGTTCTTTGGCGTACGCTTAGGTGCTTGACTTAGCTTCTTAGTAACTTTAATTGTTGCATTTTTGAATGTAGTTTTTGCTGCTACCTTGTTTACCTTAGTTTCGTCCTTGGCTGCACCCTTACCACCTGCTGTGTATGGGTCACGACCTGAGCGAACAAATGCTTCATTCTGAAAACGTGACTCAAAGGCACGTA